TCATGATGCTAAAACTATTTTTGATTTATTACCATATAGTAATGAAAATTGGAGGGTAAATAATCTATCTAATGGGGAATCTGAATTTTCTTTTGAAAATTCTTATAACAAAACTAAAGAGTCATTATTTTACAATACATATACAAAAAAAATTAGTAATTATTTAACTCCACTTGGATATGGAACAAATAATGAAAAAAATCTTATAAAACCTTTTACTAACTTTAAACCATTTTACAATACAATTGCATTACCTGTTGATTTAAATGTGTTTTATAATAACAGAAAACCAAAAGATTATATTTTAACTGAAGGTAGAACAAAATATTCAACAAATGAAGAAACTACCTCAATAATGAATACTCCATATTTCATTAATGCTGTTCAACAAGGAATCAATAATTTAAGAAATAATACTCCTTATCCATTTAAAGCTGCGGCATATTTGTTTTTAAATAGTTTACCATTATCAACATTAAGAGAAAAATATTTATCTTTTCAAAATAATGAGAATGTTCATTTAAATTTTATTTCAGCATCTCTAAATAAATTTTCAGGAGTTCATTCATTACCAAAAATATGGATATGTAAAATTGGTTCTATTTGGCATAGATATAAAAATTACATTTTAAATGATGAGGATATATTAACATCCATATGGAATAATTTTGACGTTTTAAATAATTACTACCCTACGTCTAATCCTACTTTAGATTATCTTTATTATTTCTCGGGACAAACAGTTGATGGTAATAACTATGAATACAAAATTAAATGTTCAGGTTCTACAGGAACATCTTCGGGTATTTTAAATGAAATAAATTTAGGATTTTACCCAAAAATTATTAATGATTTTTATTATTTAATTTATAACCAAAATTTATTTTTATCATCCGACACTATAACACAGATAACTCAAAAAATTAATACTCAAATTAAATTAGGTAATTTAATATTATTATCACCATCGGAGTCTTCTTTTCAAACAGTTAAAACATGGTCTGTTCTAATAAAAAATCCGTTTTTTAAAAATTATTATGTTTTACCTTCTTTTGGGTTGGGTAAAAACCAATTACAAAATTTATATTCAAACAATATATCTGCAATAAACACGGATGGAAATTTGTTTAATGGGTCAGTTAGATTATTATGGGGAGCGCCGAACTACGGTTATTTTAATAACACAAATATAGTTAAACCAACTGTAAGACAACATCTAAAAAAAGTTTATAATGATTTAATAGAACAAGAAAGTTTTGAATTAAGAACTGATAATGAGTATTCTTCTATCGAAGAAATTTTTGGAGTTTTTACAAAAACTGAGTTAGACCTATTTGAGTCGGAATTTTTAAGATTTTCCGAAAAGAAAGAAGCTGAATTAAGTCCGATAAATTTTCAAAAGATTTTATTAAATATTACTTCAAACAATTACGTTGTAACAGGTTCAAGTGAGAATGATTTAGTTTCGGGAATTCAAACACTACAATTAAATTCTTTAAATACTCTTTTACCGCCATTAATGACTAATAACACATTATTCAAAAAAGGTAATACTGATGGATTTGATTTACCAACATTTAATTATTTTAGGAATAATCCAAGTAATCCAAAAATAAATGTTGATTTAGGATATACAGGAAATTTACCACCTGGTTTACCTGGTTCAACAATAACTTTACAACAATCTCAAGAGGAATATCCTGAATCATGGAAAGAGTTACAATTACAAGTTGGTTTTTCAACAATTAATGGGGTTAGTTATACTGATGAAGGTTCAGCTTTAACTGATTTTTTTGGTGATTTTAAAATTCCTTTTAATGTTGAAAATATACAAAGATTCTCAACTATAATAAAAATGTATGCGAGTTATAAACACACTTCGACAATTCAAAATGTTAGTGATTTATTTAAAAATAGGATTTCAGATATTTTTTTAAATAATAATGATTTATACTCCAAATTATTTCAGGGTGTAACCAATTACGTTAAAAAAAACCTACCTCAAACAGATACAACACAAGTACAAGAAATTGATAGTGTAATACAAGGATTTCAAAGTAAGATTGAACTTTACGACATGTTTAAGGCGGTTAATGATAAATGGGTTTCGGCAAATGACTATAATGAAAAAACTTTATTTGAAGATTTTTTATTTTTAGATAGAGCAAACAGAGATATTGGGGGGGAAATATACTTAGATATTAATTCAATTACTAAGTTTTTAAAAAACACATCCCCAAAAACAAATGTGTTTACAATATTAGACTCTATTTTTAAAACACATAACTTCATAACATTCTCAATGCCATCCTATATTAATTTTTATAACAATTATATTCCTTCTAAAAATTCAGAAAACAAACAAGAAGACCCTGATAGTTTCTCTGATAGTTTATTTGGAATTTTTAAAAATGTTGATTATCAAAAAACCGCGGCTAAATTGGTGAGTATATATGTTGAGAAGCCATCGACACAATTAAATAACAAAAGTAAAAATAACGGATATAAAGACGATGGCTTAAATATCATGAATGATGGTGACACATTGAGAGAATGTGATACGAGTAAAGTTCAGGATTTTGCAAAATCCAATAAAGTTGTCGGGTTTGCGGTAGATTTTAATTTACAAAATCAGAGTGTTTTTGAAAATATTAATGTAAGTCAAGATTTAGGTAAGGCGACTTCTGAGTCTTTAACTGCGGAATATAATTTGGCGAATGGCAGTGCTGGAACTAATTCATCTACTCAGAATGTTAGTTTGTATAATATATATAAAGACAGAAGTTATTCATGTTCTGTTGATGGTTTTGGTAATGCTATGATACAACCAACCATGTATTTTGTCTTAAGAAACGTGCCATTATTCGCTGGTTCATATTATATAACTGAAGTTACTCATACTATTAATACTGAAAGTTTTAAAACTTCATTTACTGGTACAAGACAAAATAAATATACTTTACCTAAAGTTGAAAATACTTTCCAAACGTTAAAAACTGAACTATTAAAAACTTTAAATAAAAATTATAATAATAAAATTGCTAGTAACGCATCATTATCACAAAATAAAAATAATATAAGTGTTCAAATAACTAATAGTATTAAGAATAATGATGCAGTTGCTGGGGTCGGTACTTGTTCCTCAATGTTGTTTGCGGATTATCAAACATATGTCGCATTGAATACTCCAATAACCGCACATAGACCTGAGACTGTTAGATTAGCCATTTTTGATTCAACAACGACAACAACTGAATACTTTACAACTTATTTTATATTTAAAATTGCTTCATATGTTAAAGATGAATCAAATAATTCTTCGTTTAATGCGACCTCATTTAATTTTGCGGATATTACTTTAGATATACCATATAAGGGGGAATTATCTACTTTATTTTTACCAAACTTTGTTTGTGTTTCTCAAAATAGTAAAACAACAAAACCATATGCTGTTTTTGATAGTATTTTTGATTGCGTTAATTTAGTTAAATTAAGATATACGGAATATTTTAAAGAAATATTTGATGATAATATAACAATTAATCAAACTATTACAGATTTTAATCAAAAAAATGATGTTCAAAAATTAGAATTCAAAGAACAATTCGCAAAGATTTGGATAGAATATTTTCCTTATAATAAAGTAAAAGAATATCCTAGTATTTTTGAGGATTATAAAAAAAATAATCCAACTGAGTATAAAGAATTATTGGATAAAATCGAGTTTCAGCTTTAACATATATTTATAATAAAAAACTACTATGGATACAAAAAAAGTTTTAGATAATTATTTAGGTAAAAACACACGTATTACCGAAAAAGAAATTGGTAATGGATTTAAAGAAGTCTGTGATTTAGATACTGGAGATTGTTACTCAATTAGAATGAAAGATGGTTTAATTGAAAGAGTTGATAACACTTTAAGAACAAACAGAAAAATAAACGTTGAAACAACACAAGGTTTCAAACAACTATTAAACGGTTAAAAAAATGTCAGGAATAGATAAAACAATTTTAGAGGAAATATCAAGATATAAGAATATAAATAATTATATCTTTGAACAAGAAGCTACGGCTCCAGCACCTGAAGGTGATATTCCTCCAGCACCTGAAGCAGGAGCTTTACCTCCAGCACCTGATGCTGGTATGGATACTGCAACACCACCGCCAACTGCGGAACCTATTGATGTAGCATCAGACCCTGATGTTGAAAAGGTCGGTGAAGAAGAAAATGAATCGGAAGAACTTGAGATTACTGATTTAGTAAATTCTCAAAAAAATATTGAAACAAAACAAGAAGAATATTTTAATAATCTTTTTAATCAGTTAAATGGTTTAGAGAGTAAATTAAAAGATATGGAAGGTATTTTTACAAAGTTAAATGACATTGAGGCTAAGATTGAAAAATACAGAGAAAAAACTCCACAAGAAAAACTTGAACTAAGAAGTTTAGACTCAGGACCATTCAATCAAAAACTATCTGACTTCTTTGTAGATAAAGAGCAAGAAATGGAAAAATCAGGAAAAAATGAATATATTTTAACAACTGATGAAGTTGAAAGTTTTACACCATCAGAAATTAAAACAACCTTTAACGATTTCGGAGACGAATCACAATACAAACCTTTGAAATTCTAAATTTCAAATTTGACTATTACGGCTGACACACTTATACTTGAATATTAACTAATAAATTATACACAAAAAATGGCGACAAATTCCTTAGATGCTGTACTCGCTCAGTATGAAAAAGCGAAAAGTGGAGGTAACTCTGCAAACAAAATGTCTCAAGAAGACAGAATGAAAAAATATTTTGCGGCAATCTTGATGCAAAATGAGAACTCAGGACAGAAACGTCTTCGTATTCTACCAACACCTGACGGGTCATCACCCTTCAAAGAAGTATGGTACCATGAAGTACAAGTTGAGGGTAAATGGAATAAAATCTATGACCCAGGAAAGAACGACAACGAGCGTTCACCTTTAACTGAAATTCATGATGAATTAATGTCAACAGGTAAAGAGTCTGATAAAGAACTTGCAAAAGCGTATAAGCCACGTAAATTCTATATCGTTAAAGTAATTGACCGTGATAACGAAGCGGACGGAGTTAAGTTCTGGCGTTTTAAACACAACTACAAGAACGAAGGTATTCTTGATAAAATCATTCCGATTTGGAAAGCTAAAGGTGATATCACTGACCCTGTTAATGGTCGTGACCTTATCATAGAATTGACAAAGGCTAAGACACCAAAAGGTGCTACTTACACAGTTATTCAGACTGTTATGCATGACGACCCATCACCTGTTCACGCAGATGCTCAGACGGCTAAGGCTTGGACTGAAGACCCACTTACTTGGGCGGATGTTTACTCTAAAAAACCTGTTGAGTACTTGGAAGCAATCGCTCGTGGAGAAACTCCAAGATGGTCATCGGATTTAGGTAAATACGTTTATGGTGATAGTTCATCTGACGAAGGTACTATCGGTGGTTCATATGTTGACCCACAGGCAGAAGCGGAACCAGATGGTGATTTACCATTCTAATTTATAAAAGGTTGGACACTAACATACACAAAGTGTCCAACCTTTGCTATTTTTAAACAACAAACAAATTAAA